ATTAAATGGAATATTACCAAGAGAAGGATCTTGCACTAAAACGTTAGACGTAAGTGTATTAGAATAAACAGAACCTAAAGCGGTCTGAGATCCATAGAAAAAATTGGTATTAAGAAAAGGTGTATTAATCACCTGAAGATCCCAACCAGCAGCAGCTGTACCAGTTGGAGCTGTAATAGTAAAAGATTGTTTAACTCGTTGAACGAGAGAGGCAGAATTACAAGTATCGGGATAACCCTCTAACTTGGTCTGTCTATCATGCATAGGGTCAACAGCGTTGAGCAACCATGTCTTACCGCATTCAGAAATGCCGGTAGCAGATGCAAAACCATCAAGGACGCGCTCGGCACGAGTAACGTTAGCCATTGTATAACTTGTAAAGATATATCACAAGAAAGAGGCAATAAGCAAACTATTGAAATAGAAAAAGTAAAGAAAATAAGAGAGTAGTAATGGAAACGCGTTTTTAATAAGTTGTGTCCAAAAAAGTAGTAAAAGTAAACATGTCGACTTGCGTCAACAATTTTAAAACCTCGGTAATTATACCTCCCGATCCACTCGATTCCTGACCGGTATATAACTGGTCAAGTTGATCAGCTGTCAGGTAAACACTCTCAATTTGAGACATAGTAATGGTTTGTTCCGTATTCGGAATAATCATAGAGCCTTGTAATAACTCACCATAAGAACTATGTAAGAAAGATATAAAATCTTGAATATCTTTTCGAGCTTTTAAATTAGCCCAACTCTCAATTCTAAGCGCATAAGCACGAAGGAGAGCCCATCGAAGATCAGGACTTTTACAGCCATGAATCAACGATCCCAAAACTTTTCCATACTCTGGAGAAGGTAAATAAATTCCGTCTTTATCTAATTTAACCCATCTTTGGGATAAGAAAGAAACTTCATCGATGGAGACGTATAAAACGTGCTCATAATTCATCGTCATTCCAATCTTTTTAAACTCAACACAAACTGTGTTGATATTGAACCAATTGGTAATCGCAGGATTGACACCATGCGTATTATCATCTCCAGTAAGGAGCATCAAAAGATTTTGATTCATATAATCATAGGATAAGACGTTGGCCTCATGTTCCTGTTGTAATAAACGAACAGCAGCACGTTGTTTTGAATCAACTGGGCTGGTTAGATAAACCGCTGTTAAAGCGTCACTAACAAACTGGGTATCTTTATAAAAATTAAGCCAGCAACGAGCGAAGACATAAGTCCAAACCCGAAACAAGTTAATTGTATTATCG